CGCGCAGCAAGAACCTGCCGCAGGACCTGCTGCAGCGCGCCGAGAACCGTCTGCCCGGCGTGAACCAGAACGAGCCCCCGCGCATCGACCCGACCACCGGCCAGCCCATGCAGGCGCCGAAGGACTGGTCGTCGTTCTTCATCCGCTCGAGCGCGCGGGGTGATCCGAATGTCGCCGCCACGCTGCTGGCCGAGCACGGGATGGGCCTGGCGAAACCGCCCGACACGCTCACCGTGAGCGGGCAGACGATCAAGCTCACGCCCGACGAGCAGCAGCGCTTCCTGGAGTTGTCCGGGCCCGACGTCCAGCGGCGACTGAACGCGCTGGCCAACAACGACGGGTTCAAGGGCGCGCCGCCCGAGGTGCAGAAGGACCGTATCCAGCAGGCGATTGGCTTTGCGCACGACGCGGCGCAAAATCGCCTGTGGACGCAGATCCCGCCCGCCGATCGGAAGCAGCGCGCGGACCTGCAGAAACGCCTCGAGTCGGCCAGCTCGCAGTCGGTCTACACGCCACCGTCAAGCACCAGCGCCACCGGCCGTAATGCGCTGCAGGCGACCGCGCCAGGCATGGAGATGAGCCCGTGAACCAGGACGAATACAACGCGCTAGTCGCCAAACACGGCGGCGAGGCCGGCAAGTCGCCGCTGAACCCGACGGTCAAGGACACCGACCCGAACAGCGCGACGCAGGGGCAGGACATCGCCAATCCCAACCCGATCTACCGCTACGTGTTCAAGGACGGCACGTACGTCGAGGCGCGCGACACGCTCAAGGGCCAGAACGGTCAGGTCGACCTGGAGGTCACCAACCCCGGCACGGCGCTCAAGGCCGACGACTCCACCAAGCCCACCTCCGTCAGCGCGCCGGCCACCGAGAAGTACATCGTCACCCGCCAGCCCGACAACACGCTCAAGGCCAGCGACAACCCGAACTACAAGGGCGACGGCAAGGACCCCACGAGCTCCGTCACCTCCTTCGGCGACCAGCTCATCGGCGTCTACGACGACGGCAAGGGCAACCTGACCACCAAGGTCCTGCTGACCAAGGACCCGACCCAGACCAACCTGCAGGCGGTGACGCTGCCCGACGGCTCGATGGGCAGTTTCGACCCGAAGACGGGCGCGGTGTCGGTCATCGCCAAGGCGGACCCGAAGAACCCTGGCACGCCGGTCAAGGGCGGCGACGGCAAGTTCTACATCTGGGACCCGAAAGCCAATGGCGGCGTGGGCGGCATGGTCGATTCGGGCATGCCCTCCGCCGCGGCGTCGATCGTCGGCACCGGCCCGGATGACGAGTTCACGTACGCGCTCGATGGCCAGGGCAACGAAATCGCGGGCACGCGCCGCCCGAACCCGAACTACAAGAAGCCTGGTCAGACGCTGGTCGGCACCGACCCGAACTCGGAGTGGTCGTACGCCGTCGACAAGGACGGCAACGAGGTCGCCGGCAGCCGGCGCAAGAACCCGAACTACGTCGAGCCGAAGCCCACCGAGCTCGCGTCGGACACCATCTCGGCGGTGCGCGGGTTGCTGCAGCCCGACGGCACGGTCAAGTGGATCAAGAACGACCAGCAGTTGACCGTCTCGCAGGCCATGGCCGACCTGATGAACCAGGCCGGCATGAAGGTCACCGCGAACTCGATGAGCATGGACGACGCCAAGAACATGCTCACCAGCGCGGTCAACCTGATGAACGCGCAGACGGCGCGCCAGACGGCGAATACTGCGGACGTCACCGCCCAGGGCAACCTGGCCCAGACCGCGCTGACAGGGGTCAACAACGCCGCGCAGACCGGCAGCAACCTGCTGCAGAACCGCGTCACGGCGGCCACCGGCGCGCTCAACAGCCTGGCCACCGCGCCGCTCGGGCACATGCTCAACGCGCCGCCGGCGGGCACCGGCGCGGCGCTGGTGGGCGGGCTGCAATCGTGGGTGACCGACCTGGGCGGCGGCCAGGGCGTCTACGACGCCGCGGCGCACATGGTGCAGCAGGCCGACCCGACCAACCAGAGCGGCATGGCCGCGCCCGCGTACGCGCAGATCCGCTCGCTGATGGACCAGTACAAGGCGCAGACCGGTCGCGACTGGCAGCCGCCGGGCTCGCCCGGACGGCAGTTCAGCTCGCCGACGACGGCCACCGACACGACGCCTGTCGCAGCAGCAGCGCCCACGCAGACGACCGCCGGCGTGCAACAGAACCTCGCCACGCAGCAGGCCGCGGCGGCGCAGGCCGCTGGCACGGCGGGGCAGCCCAGCACCGCCACGCTCAACGCTCGAGGGCTGGTGGACAACCCGCAGGGGCGCGCGATCGCCGCCGGCCAGGCGCCGGTGGCCGCCCAGGGTGCGCCGCCCACGCCGGGGCTGTACAACCCCGCGTATCAGCAGGGCATGCTCTCGTCCGTCGGTCAGCCCGCCAATCCCGCCGCGTCGCCCATGCTCGCGACGGGTCCGTACCAACCCCTGCCGTTTATCGGAGCCTGGCGTGCGCCAGTGACGGTGTAGGAGGGCGCGATGGCCACGTCCGCGGATCTCGGGTCGGCACTCGACAGTCTGTGGGGCGCCAGCGCCAGCGGCTCCATGCAGCAGTTCCTGGAGACGGTGCGCGAGTTCAACCTGAACTTTGGCAACACCATGGCCGGCACCTACGGCCAGAACTTCGGGGCTGGGGTGCTCGCGCCGCAGACCGCCTCGAGCCTGCCAGCGCAGCAGGCCGGCGGCATGATTGGCTACATCCCCGGCTTTTCGGGGCTGACCACCGGCCAGACGCAGAGCAACCTCGCGCAGCAGGCCTCCACCGCCCAGGGCGCTGCGGGCCTGACCGGCTTCTATGCCGCGCCGGCGCAGAGCGAGTACACGCCCGGTACGTTCGTGCGCCTGGACCCGAACACGTACGACACCAACCAGTACGGTCCGGTGCAGATCAGCTACGTGCTGCCCAGTGGCCAATTGCAGCGCGTCAACATCCCCCAGGCGCAGGCCATGGGCTGGGACGGCGACCTGTCCAAGCTCTCCACGACCACCGCGCAGCACGCGCTGCAGCTCGAGCAGGCACCGCCCCAGAACCTGCCCCAGCAGACGCTCGAGGGCCTGACCACGTACTCCAACCTGAACACCGCGGCGCAGAACCAGGCGCTCGCCGCGGCCGGCGTCACGGGCATGTACACCGCGCCGCAGACCATCCAGGCGCCGGGCACCAACATGGGTGGCGGCAAGTTCTCTGATCTGCCGCAGCAGACGCAGCAGGCCTACTTTCTGTCCAACGGCTCGGACTGGAACGCGGCGATGGCGAAGTGGGTCGCCGACTCCAACGCCGCGATCCAGCAGGCGTACACCGCCGCCGGCGGCCAGGGCCAGGTGCCGGGCACCGGCGCGCCGCAGGAGACGCTCGCGGCGCAGAACCAGTACGCCACCCAGGCCAACCAGCTCGCCCAGACATTCGGCCAGTACTACAGCCCGCTCGCGCCAGGGCAGACCGGCACCGCCGGCGTCAACGCGCCCCAGGTGGGCCAGCAGACGCAGTCGATGCAGGAGCAGACCTATCGCCAGCAGCTGGACGCCATCAACGCCGCGGCGGCGCTGCAGGCAAACCCCTTCCGCCAGCAGCAGGTCATCGGCCAGCTCGGCAACGTGCTGGGCGGCGGACCGGTGGCCGGCTTCAGCGCGCCCAACACGGTGGCCGGCGTCGGCACCGCCGGCGGCACCGGGCCGAACACGGGCATGGCCTACATGCAGCAGATGATCGACGACATCCGCGGTGGCACCAACAGCGCCAACTCGCAGAGCATGCAGAGCGTGCTGGACGCCATCCCGACGCCGAACAAGGTCAACAGCACCGAGTTTCTGCGCGCCGCGCCGAGCACCCAGCAGATGGTGCTGCAGGGGATGCAGGAGAAGTACGGCCTGGATCCCAACGACTCGATGGCGCAAATCAAGAACACGCTGCCGGCGTTCACCGCGCCGAGCACGTTCGGCAAGATCCAGGGGTAGGTATGCCATGAGTCCGGCCAGGTCACGCGCGCAATTTCGGTTCATGAAAGGCGTCGAGAACGGCACGATCAAAGCGCCGGGCTTGAGTAAAAAGCAGGCGGCCGAGTACACCAGCGGCCAATCGCCGAAAGGGCTGCCGAAGAAGGTCAAAGCGAAGAAGTGAGCATCGACATCACGCGCTCCATCCACCCGGACCTGCTCGACGAGTACACCGAGCAGATGCAGCAGCTCGCCGCCGGCGCCACCGCCGAGAACACCTCACCTCGGCGGCGGCGGGGCCGTGGCGCGCCACCTCAGCCAGAGTCTCCGGACGGAGACTCCGCGTCGGCTGAGCCCGAACACGCCGCTACGGACGGCTCCGCGGAGGGTGCGCCGCCCGCGGAGCCCGCACCCGCTCCAGCCGAGCCGCCGGAGTGGCTGGGCCAACTGCAGGGCAAGACGGACCCTCGCGAGATCCTGGGCGTGATTCGCGAGCACCTGTCGCGCGAGGAGCTGGCGAGCGACCCGTTCTTCCAGGGCTGGATCGGTGACCTGAGCAATCAGCGCGCGCGCAAGATCCTCGAGGACCAGCAGCGCGCCGACTTCGAGCGGCAGCGCACCAGCGCCTACGAGCAGGGCGACCTGTACACCCTCGGCCAGCTCAACGCGGCCGAGATCCAGCGTCAGCGCGAGCAGTCCCAGCGCCAGCAGGACCCGTACATGCTCGACGTGGCCAACTTCCAGTCCAGTCTGCCCGAGGCCGTGCAGCGCGAGGTGCAGGGTAGACAGTACGATTCGTTCGGCGCGTACCTGACCGCCGTCCAGCAAGCCGCGATTCGCCACGGCGTGGAGCAGGAGGTCAACAAGCGCGGCCCCGCCTTGCAAAAGGCGGAGCTTTCACAAACCGTCGGGAGCGAGCAATCCCCTGAGCTAGACGGAGGACCTGCGCAGGCGTACCGCGAGATCACGGACGCCCAGATCGCCGCCATGACGCTCGAGGAGTCAGAGCGCTACCTGGACGAAAAGGGCCGGCCCAGACCCGGCGTCCGACTGCGCCTGACGCGCGGCGTCGATATCCGCGATCTCAGGCGGTGATCTCCTCACCCCTCCAGGGGTGAACCGCTGAAAGGGAATACGGCATGGCTGTAGGGGCCACCGAGTTCGTTGACAAGACGATCGCCGACGGCGTCTTCTCGCCCGACATCTGGTCGCGCCAGGTGCTGCGCGCCACCGAGTCCAATCTCGTGTTCGCCAAAGCGGTGAACCGCCAGTTCGAGGACGACGCCAGCGTGGGCAAGGCGGTCAAGGTCGCCAGCATCGGCAACGTCGCCGCGCGCGCGAAGACCGAGAACACCGCGATCACGTACGAGACGGTGGCCGAGACCGCGACCACCATCACCCTCAACATCTGGTCGTACGCCGCCGTTGGCATAGAGGACATCGTCAAGGTCCAGTCGATCGTCGACGTGCAGAACGAGTACCAGATGAAAATGGGCTACGCCATCGCGCGCGACATCGACGGCAAGCTCGCCGCGGACGTGTCCGGCTTCACCCAGACCGTGGGCACCCTCGGCACGCCGCTGGCCGACGTCGACGTGGTCCGCGGCAACCAGTACCTCGACGACGCCGACGCGCCCGAGAACGACCGCTTCTTGATCATGTCGCCAGCTGAGAAGGCCAACAAGATCACCCTGGACCGCTGGTCGAACGCGCTGTACATCGGCAACCCGAAGCCGGCCGTCAGCGGCAGCATCGGCGACATGTACGGCCTCAACATCAGCGTGACCACCAACCTGGTCAAGCCGGCCGGCGGGCAGGCGAACAACTTCATCTTCCAGCGCGAGGCGCTCGCGCTCATCGTGCAGCGCTCGCCGAAGATGCACCTGTTCTACGACATCGACTTTTTCACCTGGAAGCTGGCGTCGGAAGTCATCTACGGCCACCAGATGATGCGTCCGACCTTCGGCGTGTGGGCCAAGGGCGTCGGCTAGGATGAGCGACCTTCTCGAGCGGCTCGAGGCCAGAGCCACGCCGGCGGGGCCCGCCACCCACCACACGCTGGCCTACAACTTTCCACTGACCTGGTATCGCCGCCCCGACGGCGACATCGTCCAGCTGCAGTCCGACCCGAACAATCGCACGATGTACGAGGACCTCGGCTTCGTCCTGCTGCGCCCCGCCGAGGTGCGCGAGTGGGAGCTCGAGGTGCGCCCGGTGGTCGTCGCCGAGCAGAAGAAGAAGGCGCAGCTCATCACCGGCATCCGCAACCTGGTGGCCAGGCATCCCCAGGTCGCGCTGCTAGACGACGACAACTTCGGCCTGCGCGACCTCAGCCTGGACGAGCTACAGCAGGAGTTCGACCAGCTCTGCGAACAGGCCGGGTACAAGCCGCGCCTGCCGCGCATCCCGCCCGAGAAGACGGTGGGCACCGACAGCGTCATGAGCGGCGTCGACACCAGCGTGCAGAGCCAGGACGAGCTGCAGAGCAAACTGATGCGTGGCCAGGGCTACGACCCGATCGACCAGGCACGAAGGAGACGACAGTGAGCGTGTTTCTGACCGCGGCGCAGACCAGCCCGTACGTCATGCCGACGGCCACGCCGCCAGGCGACCTGTTCTTCGAATACGCCAAGCCGGACGGCACGTCGTTCATCGCTACCGCGGCCAACGCCGAGCAGTACCTGCGTCTGGGGTACACCGTGAGCGGTGAGCACACGCTGAACGACTCCGACGACTGGCGCGCGGCGGTCAGCCCCGGCTCGCAGCTGCCGCCGGCGTCGGGTGTCGAGACGACTGAGGCCACCGCTACCCCCGGCGCGATGCCGCAGACCCCGCCGGCGGCCTGATAGATGCCCATCACCCCGACGGCCCAGTCCCTCGGGCGCGCGGGCGGCCTGTGGACGCACACGCCGGTGGACTGGCGCGGCAACGAGACCGGCTCGGCCAAACCTGGCAACTGGCCAGCCGACGCGAAGGACGGCCAGCCGGGGCTGGGCACGCGCCCGCTCGAGTGGATGCCGGCGCCTGGCCTGACGGTGCTGGCGTCCACGCCCGGCGTGGGCACGGCGACGATCACCTGGAACACCAGCGTGCTGAGCGACTCGTCCGTCGACATCGGGCCCACCACCGCGTACGGCACCCACGTCTACGACCCGACCATGACGCTGACGCATAGCGTGGTCGTCACCGGGCTGAGCGCCGGCCTCAAGCACTACCGCGCGAGCTCGAACGGCAGCGGCTATTCCGTCATCAGCGCCGACTCGACCGTCACGCCGACCTGAGATGACCGAGCACCGTGCCGGCTGCGTGTTCGGGCCAGGCTTCTACCGCGTCGTGCTCAGCGACGGCGGCCGGCGCTTCTGCCAGACGGAGCAGCAGGTCGAGGCGGTGCGGCGCCTGCTCCCCGCCGGGGTCATGCTCAAGGTGCAGCGCGACGCCTGCCTCGATCCGCTCGAGCCCAACGAGAGCGGCCGCGGCGTCGTCGACGGCGTGGTGTTCCTGGCCATGCCGCGCGAAGAGGCGATGACTGTGCTCGGTATCGATGACGAGGCCGACTACCAGCGCGCGTATCGCGCCGTCGAGGACGCTGTGATCGCCGCGGATCGAGCCGAGGCCGCCAGCGGAGGCACCATCCGCGCGCCCAACGTCGTCATCAAGAAGCGCGGCGCCACCGTCGCCGACGTGTGATGCAGACGAGCACCCTGGTCAGCTCGCTGCAGCGGCGCACGGCCGGCCCGTGGGTGCACAGTGGCCACCTGATCGTGCAGGCGATGGATGACACCGGCACGCTGCTGGTGGTGACGCTGCCGGACGACTTCAGCAGTGGCGTGACGCGCGCCGAGTTCGACGCGCTGGCGGCGCGGGTGACCACGCTCGAGGGACGCATGACCAGCGTGGAGGCGCGCGTGGCGGCGCTCGAGGCGCGCCCGGTCATCGACGCCATCGAAGACCTGGTGTACGGCAATTGACGGAGGTACACAGTGGCGAACGCTCTCTTTAATCCGGGCCGCGAAGGATTCCTGCTCGGCGAAATCGACTACGACACGGCGGTGATCAAGGTGGCGCTGGTGCGCTCGTACACCTTCAGCGCCGCCCACAAGTTCGTCTCTGACGTGACCGGCGCTGGTGGAGTGCTCCATGCCACCAGCGCCGCGCTCGCGTCCAAGACGGGCACCAGCGGCACCGCCGATGCGGCGGATATCACCTTCACCGCGCCCGCGGCCAACGCGTCGGGCCACAGCCTGATGTACTTCCAGTCCAGCGCGGTGACCGGCGGCGCGGACGTGGCGGCGTCGGCGCAGCGACTGATCGCCTGGGTCGATACCGGGACCGGCCTGCCGGTGACGCCCAACGGCGCGGACATCGCCGTCGTGTTCAACGCATCGGGTTTGTTCACGCTCTAGCCCCGTACGCCGATGGCGATCTCTGTCGTCCATAGCAGCAGCGCCATCGAGAACACGTCCGGCGGCACGTCGGTCACCTCCAGCCCGACCTGGACCTCGACGAGCGCCAACCTGCTCGTCGCCGTGGCCAGCTACTGGTCGGGCTCGAGCATCAATTTCGCGGCCACGCCGCTGGCCGACGGCGGCATCAACACCTGGGCACAGACCGCCTCGTCCGAGGTCGGCGGCTCGGGCAACTTCGTCCGCGCGCTGATCGGCTACGCCGCCAACTGCGTCGGCAAGGCGGCCCAGAGCGTCACCGCGACCATCACCGCCTCGCAGTTCCCCAGCACGGCGCTGATCGAGGCCTCGGGCTGCAAGACCGCCTCGCCGCAGGACGTCACCCCCACCTTCGCCAGTGGCGGGACGTCGCCGCTGATCACGCCCGCCGCGGGCGATCACCTGCTCGTCGTCGTCGGCACCACCGACTCGGGCTCAGCCAACCAGGGCGTGACCAATGCCGGCAGCGGCAGCGCGACCTGGACCGTCATCAAGAACGACTCCGGCGCGGGCCAGCCGATCATGCTGGCGTACGCCATCGTCACCGCCGACGGGTCGCACACCTACGGCGTCACGTACACGGGCATCGCCAACGACAGCGTCGTCGGCATCACGTCCTTCGCGGCCACCACCGGCGGGCCCTCGCCGCAGACGGTCAACCCCGGATTCATTGCCACCGCGGAGAGCCTGTACCAGCCGAACGTCAACCGCCAGGTGCTGCCCGGCACCATCGCCAGCGCCGCGGCGCTG